TAGAGAGACCTTTTTCTTCAAGGTACTTATTATATAGCAATGCACCTCTCACATGGATTGGTGTACCTTTTGAATAAATGGTAGTCTTGTTAGAATATTCTTTGAGACCATTGATGCCACGGGGAAACGAGATATCTTCAACATTCAACTTCTTAAATTCAGTTCGGAAAGTATCAATGAATGTGTGCATGTCAGATTCGGAACCTTTCATCATAATCTGAAGTGCTTGTTTCATCTTCTCACGCACAGGCGCAGGAGTGGAAGATTTAATCATTTCAAGACCCATGACTTTCATATCAGGTTCGGTATACTGAACACCTTCATTGTTGTACACGTGCATGATATATCGTTTCTTTGCAGTCCAGATACCTTTGTCAGCCAATGCTTCACGTTTCATTTGCATCTTCTGGTCATATGCATGAACATAGTCTGCCAATTCCTGATAAGACTTGTCGATGAAAGGTTGAATCTTTTCTTCACAGATTTTATCCATAACCGAAATGACTTTGTTTTTATCAGAAGTGTCTTTGATAAACTTGTCAACCAATTCAGACATACGTAGATAAATCGAATCTGTATCAGAAGCAATTACATAATCTCTATTTGTTTTCAACAGAGAATTCATGTAACCGTTAATTTTAGATTCTATCCAACGAATACTGAATTGACCAGCAGTGGTGACACCCAAGGCCATACGTAGATCATAAAACCGAAAATATTGGGAACCCAAAGCGCCATAAGCACTATTAAGTGATACTTTTTTTGCCAACTGTAGGTTATTGTATCTGGCGATACGTTTCTCAATGTCATATTTCTTAGTATCATCTTTTTCAACCTCATAGTCTTTCTTAGCCTGAATCATCATCTTCTTGAACTTCTTCCGATCTTCGTACATTTCTTCCATCATCTTTGGCAAGAAACCTTGAATGTCGGTACGGAAGAATTGACCGTTAGGAGTAATTGTTACATTCTCCAGAGCAGACAAATCAACTTGCTTTTTCAGAAGTTTTTCAACCGAAACACCTTGTGAAAGAACTTCTCGCATTTCTGCTGTGTAATTTTCTGGTTCAATCAGAGTCTCTGGTGAAATATTGTACTGCATCATCAAGTGAGGATACAAAGAGTTCAAGTCAAAAGAAGCAACCCAATTATGAAGACCAACTTGTGGATCTTTCACATATGCACCTTCGAACGCTTCACTCTTTTCTTTGACAATACGTGGAGGAACTACAATGTTCTGGTTCATCAAGTGATTATAAGTGAGAGCATCCCACATACGAGTCTGTGCAAACACATCATCATAGTTAGTTTTGGTATCGTAAGCCAGAGTAAGTGCAAGTTCAATCAACTTCAACTTATCTTCTAGTTTGAGAATCAAGTCAACGTCTTTGATGTTGTATTCAATAAACAGTTGGTAATTCAAACGATACAATTGGTGTAAGTTATCATATTCTTCATATGAGATTTTACCTTCACCGAGTTCAAACTGTGCAATGGCATCCAGACGATAGGATTCCTGTGACTTGCCGTTCGGTGAATACCATTTGTACAGTTCAAGATAATCAAGGTCGCCGACACCAACAAGTTCATACACCGTCATTTTACGGTTCATAACAAACGCTTGGCGTTCAGAGATGATATTCCACGGAGATAACTTCTTCGCTTCATCTTCACCGAGAACCTTACGCATACGATTCACAAGATATGGTACGTCAAAGAACTTGGTGTTCCAGCCAGTAAGTGCATCTGGACATTTCTCTTGCCAAAGTTTAAGGAAGAACTTGAGTAAGTGATACTCATCTTTACACTTCATGTATCGTTCATTGCCCTTGACCTCATAGTCACCGCAACCGAAAACGAACATATGCCCACCGATAAAACGGAGGGCAATAGCAGTAACTGGTTCGTTTGCTTCGTATGGATCAGGGAAACCATTCTCTGAACCAACCTCAATATCGACAATAGCAATAGAGACTTTATCAAAGTCCCAATCAATCATTTCTTTGTGTTGTTCGCCAATGAAGGCATATTCAAAACGATTTTGACCATAGATTTTCTTACCAGAAACACCTTCGAATTGTTTGAGATAGTCACGTGCATCACGCATCGAATCGAATTTATTACCTTGAAGATAATGGCCATCGAGTGAAGTGTAGTTCGTTACTTTCTTCGAATGTTCGTATAGTGTTGGCTGATACGGGATTTTAATTTTCGTGCGTTTACCATCAGTAACACCACGATATAAGATGTTGTTACCGACAGATTGTACATTTGTATAGAAAAGAGACATTAGCCTGTAATTAGTTGATTTGAAGAACCGCCGGACATCATTGCATTGTAATTGTCAATAATGTTTTGATCTGGTTCATATGTGTATGCAATGTGTAGAGGTTCAATTAGAATTGTAACTTCTTTTGACTGATCTGCAAATGCTGGAAACGGTACGAATCCCATTGAAGGTGGAGCACCGTTGATTTTTGGAGGAACAACTCTAAGTTGCATTGGATTTTTAAGCAATGCTCGACCATCTTGACTGATAGTTGTTTCTGAAATGACTTCTTCACCTGTAACAAGTTTGAAACCTTTAATACTCATAATTATACCTCTGCGTTAAAAAAGAAAGTTTGGAACAATCGTCCATTATACTTCGAATCACCAAAGCCTGGCAACATACTTCTGTGGTAATATTCACCACGGTAAATAACCAAACGATTGAAAATGTTTGACACCTGTAGAATTGGTTCCCATTTATCCACATCATTCAAATCTTCAGCGGATGAATTATAATCCGTTTTTGGATCATTTCGATCCAGCATGAAAATCTTGGACTCTTTGTTTCGGTAAAGAGCAGTTCCAGCTTCCAATGGTGCGTCTGGTGTCAAATATAGTACTGCCGCCCAATTGGTTGGATCATAATGAATCCATGTTTTAGCGTCTTTTGTGGTGTATTGAAATGCTGTATTGTATTGGTCTGGCCAATATGTGATTTTCTTACGGAGGATGTCCTCGAACATTGCCTTGGCGTTCGTATTGTGTTCACCCTGCATCACTTCCGTTCTAGCACCAGGATAATTACCAGTAACATTAAATGGTAAAGATAGTGCAAAATCTCTAACTCCCATGGCATTCGAATAGAAGTTGTCAAAGATCATAACGGTAGGCAACATAAAGGTTCCTTTATTCATAAATATATGTAGTTATTAGTTATTTTATCATATTTCGTTTTAAAAGTCAACAGAATTGAGGTACAAATGAAAAAATTTGTGTTGAGTGTTTTATCATTTATATATCTTGGTATCGTAAATGCACAACCAATTGTAACAGAATCGACAACAAAGAGTACGGTGAATTCCTATACGGAGTCAAACACGAACTTGAAATCTCCACCACCATCGGCTATTACGCCGACAATGAACATTTCCAATTCGGATTTGTGTACAGTTGGTGTTGCTGGAGCCGTACAAACACAAATTCTAGGTATTTCAGCCGGAACAACAGTCAAAGATATGAACTGTGAACGATTGAAATTATCCAAAACCCTATATGATATGGGTATGAAAGTAGCGGCAGTTTCCACACTTTGTCAGGACAAACGAGTATTTGATGCCATGATGATGGCTGGAACTCCATGTCCATTTGATGGAGCCATTGGTGCTGAAGCAAAAGAGTTCTGGAAAATAAATAGGAAGTTACAACCTGGATACATCGAACAAAATTCGGAAGGAATGAACGATGAACGCAAAACAATGTACGGCATTGGTGGCATTCTTTCTTTACTGCTCTTGCTCCTACTCTGAAATAATTAATGGTACCACAACCAATGCCGCAAGCAAGGGTTTAACGTGGAAAATGCCTACAGTTTTACCGGCTGCCACCGGTTTGACTGTTGATGGAGTCATCTATCAGTACACAGCAGTAAAGAATGCTAAAGATCCGATGGTTGTTAGTGTACAAAATGCGAATGCTGTAACAGGTACAGGATACATCTTTAGAAGTCAGGATGATTGGACGGGAAGACCTGGAAATTCAATAACTAAGGTTGTACCGGTCGATAATGTTCCTGCAAAATTTTGGGGTGATGGTTCAATTAGTGTTGATGGACAAGGACAAATAACAAATCAATCTGTGGTGTACAAATATCGTTATGATACTTGTTCGAATCCATTAAGTGATCCTAGTTGTCCAGGGTATGCTCAAGCAATGTTGGATTTCTTGGCATTAAAAGCGGCTGAACCTGTTGATCCATTATCGAATCAATATATAAAAGATGCTCTACAAAGCAAGTCTTTACCTGAAGATGATGAGAAGAAGAAAGATTTGAATCCTAAAAAGGAGAAGAAAGTAGAAAAGGCTGTCGTTGATAAGAAAGCGATTATTATTAATAGTTTGATAAGTGCAGAGGATGCTCAAAGGGCATCAAGTTTAGAAATGTTGAACAACATTCCGGGGTTTAGTGCATATAGCATAAATATTCCAGGTGGTGTTTATAATGATGTAATTCGTTATCCTGAAAAGAAGTTACCAGATAGCCGGAATGCTCGAAGACTTGGCTTAGCACAAGAAGCATTGCACGGTGCTATGGTAGATTCACAATATAATAAATGACATTAGAACATACCAACAACGAAAGGCAAAAGATGTTCAAAAAAGTATTACTTGCAAGTTTAATTGCAATACCGTTAGTAACCGTTGCGGAAGATGTGCCAATTATGGGTACAGTAACTTCTAAATGCGTTATTTACACAGAGACACCTGGTGTGTATGGTAACCCAACACCTGGAGTATTGAGTACTGCGGTCGCCGATGGTGGTGTGCAACCAATCATTAGATATGATGTTGTACAATCTGGTTTCTATAAAGCAGTCATAACTGTTCCAAGTTCATTCACATCTTCACCAGCATTATCTGATGTTGTTAGATGGACAGGAAGTGTTGACGTTAGCAGAGTGACCGATGC